GATATTGTGATTAAAGAGGTGCAAGAATGAGTGTTAAATTAATCAGTGTTACTCCTGATGCGGAGAAGCACATGGCTTATTGTGCCAGAGTATCAAATCCAAATAACCAAGAGAATGAAAAGTTTTCTGGTCTTCTAAAGTATTGTATTAAGCATCAACACTGGTCTATTTTTGAACAGGCAAGTATGACCCTAGAGATTAATACTACTAGGGGTGTAGCAGCTCAAGTGCTCCGGCATCGTTCGTTTACATATCAAGAATTTTCACAACGGTATGCTGATTCTTCCCTACTCTCGGAGACGATCCCTTTACCTGAACTACGCAGGCAAGACACCAAGAATCGTCAGAATTCTATTGATGATGTTGATGCATTTATCAAGCAGGAATTTGAAATCAAAATGAGAAAGCATTTCGATGAGGGTATGAAACTCTACAAAGAAATGCTTGATGCAAATATTGCAAAGGAGTGTGCTCGCTTTGTGCTTCCTTTGGCAACACCAACTAGAATCTACATGACCGGTACAGTTCGATCATGGATCCATTATATTGATCTGAGGTCTGCTAATGGCACTCAGAAGGAGCACATGGACATTGCTAATGGTGCAAAGAAAATCTTCTGTGAACAGTTTCCTGCCGTTGCTGAGGCAATGGAATGGATTTCATAAATATTAGAAAAGGATTGAACGTTTATGCCGACGTACCCCGTTATTAATTTGAAGACGAAAGAGAAGAAAGAACTTTCGATGACGATGAGTGAGTATGCTCAATGGAAAGAAGAGAATCCAGATTGGGATAAGGACTGGCAGGCAGGATGTGCGAGTCAGTCAAGAGAGTTTAGGTGGACGGGTGAGGCTCGTTCCAGTGGATGGAATGAAGTCCTGGACCGTGCTTCCAAACAACCGGGAAGCACTGTTCGTAAACACCGAGACTACTCCTTCTAATCTAACATATGGCTTCTAAAAGAAAGACCCAAACCCCAATAGTTCCATTCGGAATGAGCAACAAACATATGAAAAGAAAAAAACCAATTAACTTAGATTTGATGAAGAGGATTGAACCTCTTACAGAAAATCAACAAGAACTTTTTAGATGCTATAAGAATGATCAGAATCTTGTAGCATATGGTTGTGCGGGTACGGGTAAAACTTTTATCACTCTTTACAATGCCTTGCAGGATGTGTTGAGTGAGAAGACACCTTATGAAAAGATCTACATTGTCAGATCCCTTGTAGCAACCAGAGAGATTGGTTTCCTGCCTGGAGACCATGAAGATAAGTCCTCTCTTTACCAGATTCCATATAAGAATATGGTGAAGTATATGTTTGAGATGCCTACAGATTCTGACTTTGAGATGCTGTATGGTAACCTTAAAACTCAAGGAACTATTTCATTCTGGTCTACAAGTTTCATCCGTGGAACTACACTTGATAATGCAATTATTATTGTTGACGAATTCCAAAACTTGAACTATCATGAACTTGATAGTATTATCACAAGGATCGGACAGGATTCAAAGATCATGTTCTGTGGTGATGCCACTCAATCTGACCTTATCAAAGACAGAGAGAGAAATGGTATTGCTGACTTCATGAAGATTCTGCGTATCATGCCTTCCGTCGATGTTATTGAGTTCGGAGTCGAAGATATCGTTCGTTCTGGACTGGTGAAAGAATACTTAGTTGCTAAGATGGAATTGAATTTATGATTTTTGAGCATTGTAATTACCTTGGTGATCTTGAATTAAACAAGAAAGAAACAAATGGCATCCGTCTCTATAATCTTCCTAATGGAGACTGGGTGCCATCTATTACGTCAGTAACTTCTTTTTATAACCGACAGATCTTCGTCAAGTGGCGTGAACGTGTTGGTATTGAAGAAGCAAATCGCATTACTAAAAAAGCAACTGCCCGTGGAACTGACTTTCATGAGGCAGCACAAGGATATCTTGAAAACAAAGAACTGAACTGGGATGATTTTCTTCCTGCAACTCGGTTCATGTTCCATCATGCCAAACCATATTTGGACAAGATAAATAATATACATGCTATTGAAAGGACTTTATACTCTGAGTACCTTGGGTTAGCAGGTAGAGTTGACTGTATTGCAGAGTACGAAGGAGAACTTGCAGTCATCGATTTTAAGACATCTGAAAAGATTAAACCCGAAAAGTGGTTGGAGAACTATTTCGTTCAAGAAATGTTCTATGCAACTGCTTACTATGAATTGACTGGTATCCCTGTCAAAAAACTTATCACTCTCATGGTTACACCTGGTGGTGATGTCAAAGTGTTTGACAAAAGAAACAAAGGGGATTATATTAAGTTATTAGTTCGGTATATTAAGGAATTTGTATCTCACAATCTTAGGACAGAGAATGGAGAATGAACTAGAAAAAGTATTAGAAAGTAAATTCTTTTGCCCTTCTCGATTTGCACAAGAGATTGAGTCTCTTGTAGTACAGAACTCAGGCATGAGTTATATTGATGCTATTGTATTTTTCTGCGAGAAAAATACAATTGATCTAGAGTCAGTTCCGAAACTGATTCCCAAACCTTTGAAAGACAAAATAAAAGCAGAGGCAATGGAACTCAACTTCTTGAAGAGAAGTTCCCGTGCCAAATTGCCACTCTGATTTCATTTTAGGGTAAAAAATTTTCCCGGCAAAAAATCCTTGTATTACTTTTTTTGATGATGCCGTTTGATGCCTACAGACAATACCTCTCTCTGAAGAATCACTTCACGAAAGAGAAGTATGACTACCACAAGTATTGTGGAAAGAGTCGTGCGACTGTGCAATCTTTTTATAAGAGGAAGGATCGTTTTTGGTTTGAGAAACTAGCACGAAACAAATCAGATCAAGAAGTCATTGATTTCTTTGTGTCTAACTTTATCACCTGCACTGATCCAAGTAAGCTTTGGATAGGAGAAATGATACGAGAAGGTGAAGTTAGATACACTGATTGGAAGAAAAGAAATCAATCTTTGTCCTACATCTTTAAAGAAGAAATAGAATCTATTCTTGCAAATCAGGATTTAGATTCCATATTTGCCAGGAAGAATGGTCACCCAATTATCCTGAAGAAGTATTTGGGTGGTGAGATATCAATTGAAACACTGGTTATTCTTGATCATATACTTGGATTCAAAAAACAATTTGATAAAAAGTTGCAAGATCCAGTGTGGGAAACCGTCAGTATGAGAATGAAAAAATATTCTCCCTTTCTAAATATTGAGGTATCACGTTATAAAAAAGTTCTCAAAGAAGTTGTTTTAGGGTAATGAGTTTTTTCGATTCCGATGTAGTCCGTGCAGAAATGACGGAAATCAGTGAGTTACAAGACGACATTTACAAAAATGTTTTCAAGTTTCCCACAATGTCTCAAGAAGAAAAACTCTTTCATGTTGCAATGTTAGAGAGACTTCTGGAAAAGCAGAAGATTCTTTATACTAGATTGAGTTTGTCTGATGATCCTGAAGCAAAACAAATGAGAGAACGAATTGTTGATTCTGCAGTTATGATGGGTCTCCCTAAGGGGACTGACATGAATATGGTATTCAACAACATGTCTAAAATGCTTGAAGTGATGAAGGACCAGATTGACAAAACTGGTTCAGACCTGTAGAATAACGGGGTACACACAAGCCAAATCCGTACAAATACGAGGTAATCCGAATGTCATTCGCAAATCTTAAGAAGCAATCTTCTCTTGGTTCACTGACTTCCAAACTGGTTAAGGAAGTTGAGAAGATGAACAATACTAGTGGCGGTGGAGATGACCGTCTCTGGAAACCTGAAATGGATAAGACTGGTAACGGTTATGCAGTCATCCGTTTCCTGCCCGCACCTGAAGGGGAAGAACTTCCCTGGGCAAAGATGTATTCCCATGCCTTCCAAGGTTCTGGTGGTTGGTACATCGAGAACTCTCTCACTACTATCGGTGCAAAGGATCCTGTCTCCGAGTACAACCGTGAACTCTGGAACAGTGGTCTTGACTCCGACAAGGACACCGTTCGCAAACAGAAACGCAAACTGTCCTACTATGCCAACATCTATGTTGTGCAGGACAAAGCAAACCCTCATAACGAAGGTCAAGTTTTCCTGTACAAGTTCGGCAAGAAGATCTTTGACAAGATCATGGAAGCAATGCAACCTGAGTTTGAAGACGAAACCCCCATCAACCCCTTCGACTTCTGGCAAGGTGCTAACTTCAAACTGAAGTTGAAGAAGGTCCAAGGTTATTGGAACTATGACTCCTCTGAGTTTGATCGTGTCGCACCTCTTCTGGACGACGACGATGCTCTGGAGGCAGTGTGGAAGAAGCAGTATTCTCTTGCTGCTCTGACTGCTCAGGATCAATTCAAGACCTATGAGCAACTGGACAACCGTCTGAAGATGGTTCTGGGTCAGAAGTCCTCTTCACGTCCTCGCATTGATGAGGAACTGGAGGATGAATCCGAAGGTCGTGGTTCTTTCACCCCTAACTTTGAGTCCAGCCGACCTCCTGCTGCTGATCTCACTCCCGTTCAGTCTGCAGATTCTGATGAGGACGATGCTCTCTCTTACTTCCAGAAACTGGCAGAAGAGTGATCAATCATAAAGTCTGATATTATCACCACGTTTCAAGGATTCAGTCATGTATTGACTGGATCCTTCTTTGTATGTCATGATAATTTCTAAATCATCTTTAACGATACCAAGATACCTTGGTCTCAAAAGGAAAATATTTCTCTTATCATCTTGAATCTTTGCTTCGTATTCATAGTTCGTTACTGCAGTTACAGGAGAAACTTTAACGATTCCTGCTCCATCAAAATACTCTGCGGTATAATTTGATGCTACACGAAGTCCTGCTTGAATCATTATGATATCATTGTTTGGGTTTCTAACTTCATATGTTTCATAATGATGGACATCATTTAACTTTTCATAGGTTCCATACTTATCCAATAAGAAACTATCAAAGTCAGATTGTGTCATTGGCCATTCAGTTTGCACATTAAGAATATTATTTGATGCCAAGACTACCCAGTCAAGTGTAGAGTCATTGTAAATTTCAAATGCTACATTGTCTGGTCTATCGTTATTGATAATTTGATACTTCTCAAAGAAAGCTAATTTCTGGAAGATATCATCTCTAAGTTGTCCTTTCTTAAAGAAATTTTTGACAGCAATATAGTCTGATATGTTAGCATCAGGAAGTCTGCTAACGTATTCAAGATTGGGAACTTTGCTAAAGTAATTTGACATTTTAGAAACCTATTTCTACAGTATCTTCGTCACCATAATCATCATTAAATACTGGTTCAAGTTCTTTGAGTGACATTGAAATTTTATATGCAGTCATGTAACCATCAGCAAGTGTGCTATAGTTTTGTTGTGGTGTATAGTCCACACTGAAATTGGTCATGGCACACTCCTTCATCTTTCCGATAAAAGGATTTTCATCACTGGTTCCACCCTTAACAAAGTGAACTTGAAATGTGTGTGGAGACTTTAAAAACAAGTTGGACTCTGATCTAATGGGAGACATTCCTTGCTTAAAGAATTTAATAATCTTAACCACTTCATCTGCTTCTTCTTTATTTCTAGGAGCTAAGTCGAAGGAAAATGTGAATGGTCTCAATGTTGGTTCTTGGAATAATAATTCAAGGTTTGGATTCATTACCATTCCAGTCATTCTTGATAACAAATTTCTAGCACCAACAGCATTACCTGAGAGTGTTTCTTGAATTGCTTTTTTTACGTCAGCAGAATTTCCTGAAACTCTAGCAGCTATATCTTCCGCAGCTTTACCAGCATCTTTTCCAGAGGCACCTGTCATTGCTCTTGCTAATGAAGATGCTTGGATTTTCATTTCGTCCATCTTATCAGGACCCCAGTTAGCACCATTCTCATCTTTGATTCCCCCAGGAATTGGTAACGAAATACTTCCTAGAATGGTTCTACCCGATGATTCTCCGTTTGGACCAACTCTTGCTCTATCACCAAAACCAAACCCACCACCACCAGTACCACTTCCAACTTGCTTTGCTTCATATTCAAGAAGTGAAAACTTCATGAAATCTTGAGTTGTGCGTCTATCTTTGGGGTAAGATAATTTTCCAAAACTACCTGCACCTGATTTAGTTCCTCCTCTAGTCTTTATATTTTTTCCAAAATCTTTTAATTTTTGATTTGCTTCTTGGTCAGTTAGCACAACATCATCTGGATTTGCATCATCGGGAGTTTCTTCTTCTCCGGTTCTTGTTAATTCTCTCGCTTGCTTAGTTGCTACTTTTTCATTAATTTTTTTTGGGGTTTCTCCCTCATTATTTCTACCAGTAGTTTTATCTTTTACAATTGTTTCTTCTGCATGTTGGAGAACATCTTCTCTTCCCTCATCAGACTCAAAAAATCTTTTTTCATTTTGTTGAGCTCCACCCCACCAATTATTGTTAGGTTCAAAAATTAAATCTCCATCATCATTTCTTTTATAAGTGCCAACTCTTTTATCAGATACTCCTTCTTCATTCCACACTTCAATTTCACCAGTGGTTTTATTCACCTGCATAAAGTAGGCTTCATCACTGTTTGGAACTAGTTTTTTTCTATAACTGGGTTCATCTGTACCATAGAACCCTGATTTAGCAGTCATGTATACACTACTTTTTTATCTATTTAGTATGAACTTTCCATATTGAACTGAGAGAAGATCATCAAGTTCTTCTAATTTTATTTCATATAACTGTCCTACCACTTCATTCCAAGTATAGTTCCTGTATTTCCTCCAATGAAAATTAATACCCCGAAATCCCCATGCATTTAATTCTACGCAAGCAATTAATGGATGCTGATCATAGGTAATGCCTGGAGTTTTTGCATTATAAACAAAAGTATATAAACTACCTTCTTCTGGTATTGGAGTTACCGTGTCTTTCAAAGCATCCATGATCATGAGCATTTGATCTTCTTGATCATGAGTTTCATTTAATTCATCAAGTATTGATAGAATACGATTAGATGATGACCTTAATTTTTCTAATCTTTTCTGCTCTTCTCTAGCATTTATTTGTGCTTTTACTTCTTCGTAAGAAGGACCACCTGCTCTTCTTTTTTTAGCACGTCTTGCCATTACTTGATTCCTAATTCGTCTTCTGTGATTACTTTGAATTCAATTCGTCTGTCTTCACAAAACTCAACTGCTGCTTTCCACTTTGCTTGATTGACTGCATAAGTTTTACACTCATACAGATATGATTTAGTGACTCTTGACTTCTTCTTTGGTGGTTGTGTTTGTCTTTTAGGTTTCACTTCAACCACATAGGTTTTGATTTGACCTGTGCTCTCTTTTACTTTGATAATAAAATCTGGAAAATATTTGTGGACTCTTCTATCAACTGGTGAGATGTATGGAATCCAAAACTCTTCACTACCCCACTCAAGAATGTTCTCATTTAGATCACAGTAACGACAAAACTTTCTTTCCCAACTGCTGCGACATATAATATTGTCAGCATTACCTTTATATTTCTTTGGGAAAGAAGGTTTGTACTTACTTTTTATACTTTCTCCCATACATAGTATATAAGGTAAAAACTATTTATAGATGCCCGATCTAAAAACTGTTGCTGACATTAAGTCATCAATTTTAAGACCATCATTGACTTCACTTTTTGAAGTTCAGTTTGCACTGCCCTCTGCTGGTCAAACTGGATCTAGTGCATTTCAAGAGTTTCTTAAAGCAGATGGTGTTACTTGGCCAACCTCTCAAGGAACATTAAATTTGTTGTGTTCCGAAGCATCCCTTCCAGGATCTAGTGTTGCATTGTTTGAACTCAACAATGATCGCACTGGTGTTACTGAAAGACATGCTCACAGAAGAGTTTTTGATGATAGAATTGATTTTACTTTTTATGTTGATGTTGAGCAATATTTACCAATCATGTTCTTTGAATCTTGGATTAGATTCATAACTGGATCTAGTACTGAACCAGATTTAAAGGCAAAGGAATATCATTATAGAATGAATTATCCTGATGAATATACTGCTGACCAGGGACTTAAAGTAATTAAATTTGAAAAGGATTATAAGAGGCAAAAAGGAAGAAAACCTATTAGTTTTCCTGCAACAGGACAAACACTGGAGTATGAATTCTTTAGGACATTTCCTACTGCAGTTAACTCAATGCCAGTCTCTTATGATGCAGCTAATCTTTTAAAATGCACTGTCTCTATGTCATACATTCGTTATGAAGTTAAGAGAATTAATTCATCTTCGTCTACATCAACAGAATCTAAGACAACTCCCCCAAGAATTCAAAACATTCAGAACACTACAAATATTACTGACGAATACTATAACAACTTTGGAGACAACAGACAAAATGCTACCAATAGTGCAGATTTTGTTGATGGATCTAACCAAGGTCGTGGTAACCGAGGTATAATATTTGGAGAATCCATAGCATAACCAACTAAATAATCACACTGAACTTCTATAGGACATCATGCCTTTACCAAAGATTGCTACACCAACTTATGAACTTGAATTGCCATCGACGGGAGAACCAATTCAATATAGACCTTTTCTTGTAAAAGAAGAAAAGATTCTTGTAATTGCCTTAGAAAGTGAAGACACTAAACAAATTACAACAGCCATTAAGTCTGTTATCAAGAACTGTATTAAGACAAAGGGAATTAAAGTAGAAACTCTTCCTACTTTTGATATTGAATATCTCTTCTTAAACATTCGTGGTAAGTCTGTTGGTGAAGAGATTGAAGTAAATATCATTTGTCCAGATGATGGGGAAACTGAGGTTCCAGTAACACTCAGCATTGATGAAATCCAGATTCAAAAGGATGACAGTCATGATAACAAAATTAAAATCGATGATCAAATCACCATGGTGATGAAGTATCCTTCACTGGATCAGTTCATCAAAAATAATTTTGATTTCAAAGAAGGTAGTCAAATGGATCAGTCATTTGAATTGATTGCATCTTGTATTGATTCCATCTGTAGTGAAGAAGAGGTTTGGGCAACTGGAGATTGTACAAAGAAAGAACTGAATGAGTTCCTTGAGTCCATGAACTCGTCGCAGTTTAAAGGTATTGAAAGATTCTTTGAAACGATGCCTAAACTTTCTCATACAGTCAAAGTAACAAACCCAAATACTAAAGTTGAAAGTGAAGTTGTTCTTGAGGGTCTTGCATCTTTTTTCGCGTAGGCATGGTTCATATGAACCTTGAATCATATATTAAATTAAATTTTTCGTTAATACAGTACCATAAATATTCATTAACAGAGATTGAAAATATGATACCATGGGAACGTGATGTTTACGTTGCTTTGTTACAGCAGCATCTTGAAGAAGAAAAACTAAGACATCAACAAGCGAATGGCATCTAGGACTACTACCGATCCAATAGAAATACTCTTAGAGATGGGTGTAGACCTAGATAATCTCTCCGAAGAGGAGGATTATCTTAGTGCCTTGATGGAGGCAGTCAATACATTAACAATTAAAAACGCAAGTGATCCTCGTATCAGTCCTCTTCAACAAGAAATTTTAAAAGTAAGAAAGAAAAGAAAAGCAGCAGATCCTAAGTTCAAAGCAAAGAAAACAAAGATATCTGCAAATAGTTTTAAGAAAGGAAGTGCAACCACTGCTAGTGTAGGTCAAAAAGCATTACCACCTGCCATAAAACCAAAGACTTCAATCATCCCATATCAGAAACCCGATGAGGTTGATGAAGAGGAAGGTGGTAAAAAGAAAAAAAGACAAAGAAAACCAAAAGAGAAAAATCTTCTAGCAGAAATTGCTAAGTCTGTTACTAATATTGCCGGTATACTTAAGGATCAATATAAGTTAAAGAAAAAAGAAGGTGAGTTTGATAGAAAGAAATCACAAAGAGATAAGAGAAAGTTACAAGAGGCAGGATTAGAAAAGAGATTCCAAGGTCTCTTTAAGACAGCACAAAAAATTATTGAACCTGTTAGAAGTTTATTTGATAAGATATTTGGATTTTTATTTAATGTCCTTCTTGCAAAGTTCCTGACAAAAATAGTTGATTGGATTGCTAATCCAGAAAATCAAAAGAAAATACAAAGTATCATAAGATTCTTTGGTGATCATTGGAAAAAACTTTTATCACTGTACCTTGTATTTGGAACTGGTCTTGGAAAATTTGTTCTAGGTCTTTCTAAACTTTTAATCACGGGTGCAGTAAAACTTGGTATTGCTGTAGCAAAATTAGCAGCAGCAAAGGGTGTTGGTGGAGCAAGAAAACTTGCCCGCATGTTGGGTGGTAAGAAAGCAAAGTTCTTAATTGGTGCAGCATCAACGGCAGTGACTGTTGGTGGCACCATGATGGCTGTTGATTCTGTCACTGGAAGTGGGGGGAATCAAACTCAAGGATTCTCTGGTGGTGGTTTAGCTCAACCAAAGATTCAACCAACACCTCAGGAGGTAAAGAAAGATTCTCCAAAGGGAATGTCGAGCGCCATAAAAGGTGCTGCATTCGGATCTATGTTTGGTCCGATGGGAGCACTTGCTGGTGCTGGTATCGGTTCTCTGTTTGATAAATTTAGTAAAAAAGATGATACTGTCACATTATCTAAACCTGCAAGTGTAGAACTAGAGGTTCCTTCTGGAACTGAAGGTGGGGTAGATGGACCTGGTGGCACCGATAAAGTCCCAGCAATGCTTACTGCTGGTGAATTTGTTATGTCCCGTGGTGCTGTACAAAAGTATGGTGTCAAAACTCTTGAGGGGATGAATTCTGCTGGCGGTGGAACCAACCAACCAAAAGTAATTAAAGATAAGGTATATGCCAAAGAAGGTGGATACATAGGTGATCGTGAAAAAGCACCTGATAAACAACTGATTCCAAATGATTTATTTTCTGGTTTCAGAGGACAAACTTCCAGGTCAGAAAACTATAGTGTGAGAGCTATAAATGAGGTGGTGAAGAGAGTTTATAATCTAATTAATGCTGATAGAGAAAGAGAAAGAAGAGAAGGTTATCCACCACCTTATTCAGGAGAAAGGACACCACCTTCTTCAAGACCGAATATACCCGGTGCTGGTGTTGCTGAAGAAGTTTATAATAGAGGAAAGGATTTTATTGGTGGAATATATGATACATATAAACCTAAAGTAGATGAAGAAGTTTATAATAGAGGAAAGGATTTTATTGGTGGAATATATGATACATATAAACCTAAAGTAGATGAAGCAATAGATGCAGCAATGCCTCAAGTTCAAGCATTGCCATCAACGATTGATTATGGTTCTCTGTACTTGAAGTCTCAACTTGGAGGAATGGGTGGTGCGATTACTGAAGCAGACTTGAGTCAAAGCACTAAAGACGAATATACTAGAGCATATCAAGTTGCAATGTCCAAACTTCCACAGAGAAGAGCAAGTGTTGAAAGTGTAATCCGTCAGCAACAAAATATATTAAATACTCCAGGTATTACAGAAGACCAGAAGAGAAATGCTCAGAGAACGTTAGCAATCAATAGGAGTAGACTTGCAAAGTATGATGCAGGTCAAGTTGATGTTCAATATGTAGATTTTCAAGTTGATGGTAAATTGTCTCCCACAGCGGCCGCAGCACAAAAAACCATGGGTGCTGTTTGGGCTTCTGATACTGGAGACGGTGGATTCAAGATTGAAAAGGAACCATATGACTTCCCGATCGTAAAAGATCCTATTAGTTTGATGAACTGGAAGAAACTTTCAGAAAAAGAAAAACATGCTTGGTTGGATAAGCAGGATCCAAACAACTCTGTCAGAAAGAAGCTTGATCCACGTCCTCCATATAAGGGTAGTCTTGGTGCCTGGGGTAAGCAAGATATTGCAGAAGCAATGTATAGTTTGAATCCTGCTGCAGCACCAATGGTAACGGATGTTAAAATCGGTGGTAGTATAAGACCTGAAGCAATAGCAGACTCTGCTTTAAACGCATTGGAATCTATTCCTGTTTTTGGACAGGCATCATCCTTTACTAGAGGTTTGGCGATGAATATGCTCTTTGGTAAAACAAGAGATGTTACTAAGGGTCCATTTGAGGGAGCAGCAGGTGATAGTTTATACAGAAAAGTTTTCCCTGAACTAACTGATAACGATAAAGCACTGCAAGCAAAACGCCCTATGTGGGATATGTTTGGTTTGTTTGGTGGTGCAACTGCTGAGATGGAAAGAAATAGAAAACCATTCTATGGACCAGGAGGAGACCCAAGTGGTTCGGGTAGAGGTCAAGCACAAGCATCACGACCATCACCAGGGGGGTTGGATTCAGGGCTCCAATCAAATAAAGGTTCAAATAAAGGTTATTTCTCTAGCACAACTGGTCAATTCTATGCATCATACGCAGAGGCACTAAAAGATCCACGAGTTGCAGAAGCTGCACAACTAGAAAAAACTAAGAAAAGGCTTAGTTTTGCCCCACAAAATCCAAATGTTTTAACACCACAACAACCACTTGGAAATAATATTCAGGTAATTAATGTTGGTGGCAATCAACAACAGCAAGATAAATCTAACAATGATAGAGGTGGATCTCAAACTCCACAAGTGAATGCTGGTAGTGGTGACCAGGGTAAGTGGAAAATCTTTGGCATGTCATGGCCATTCTAAGGAGATAAGATATGTTACC